GTTTCATTATTGAAGGTCCTCTTGCTTAGCCTCTTTGACACCAACAGAAGTCGGATCAATTGGCTCAAGTCCTGTCTTCATTTCTTTGATTTCAGATTTGGCAGATTTAAATCCTTTCACATCGCCAACTGGCCAAATGCACGGCATACCTCCATTTCGACCGGTAAACGCCATTTCTCGACCATGAATCTTTAAAACAGCCTCCCAGTCTTTTTTAGGAATCGTCACGCAGACAGCATTGCCCGGAAGCGCAAGAACACCATCCGCCTTTCCCTTCAGAGCCTTATTGATACCAGGGAAAATAACCGTTTTCGTACCGCCCCTGCTATCGGGAATATCTCTGAATTTCAGACCAAAAGGCAAGCAGCAAGCGATGGAAATCATTTCACCTTGCGATTCGGTTTGTTCGGGTTCTTCATCCATTGTCGAAGCGATCACTTCTGCTTCTTCAATTTTTGCTTTAACTTGAGTTTTACGTTTAGTGGCAGCCATTTTTATTTCCAAAAAGAAATTGGGGCAAAGCAGAAATGCCTCGCCCCAGTTACAAAAAAAGACGCTTAAAGCGCCTTCTCAACAGTTTAACGAGATTCGACCGATCAGACCCCGGTCATCGTTGCAATGAAATTGGGTCTACGGATCACACAACCCCATGTACCGCCAAAGGCCTTTTGGACATAGGATGTGGAGTACGTTTCCATGCGACCGAAACGCATCTTTTCAGAGTAAGCCGTTTCGCCAGTCGGTTGACCTAGATATTCGGGAACCGTCAAGTAGAGCATGGAACCGGAGTCCGTTTGCAATTCAGGCAACTGGAAGATCGTCATGTTCGGGTAGTTGTCCTTCAACATTTGAAGAGCCGTCAAGCCGAAGCTATTCGGAATCGTCAAATAGTTGTAACGGTCAGAAGCAACGGCCAAAACATATGGGCTGTTTTGATCCAAGTTACCGCCATTGTTGCTCATCAAAGCATTGACAAGCTTATTAATGTCATTGAAGATGACATTAGAGATCGTGGCGTTATTGCCAGCATCAGCCACCTTATCAGACCAAGTCGTCTTGGAATTAACGCTGTTCGGCGTTTCAGACTCAGGCAAATTCGGATCGTTCAAAGCACCGTAAGAGCGCTTGTTCGCAACACCGTAGAGGTAGAAGCGGTTGTGCGCACGGGCGATGATTTCGGATGCCGCGCGTTGCTTGTCGCCCGCATAGTTCAAACGAGCCTTTGCAGCCGTAGCTTGCTCACGATCACCGTATTTGATCGAAGTTTCAAAGATGAAGTTCTCACGATTCGGGAACTCGTAGTTAACAGAGGAGCTAACAGAGTTCGTAAAATCGCTGTACGGCGTGACATCACCGACAATTTCAGAGATCGGGAATGTCATGAAACGGTCAGTCCAGTCACCAACCTTGGTTTCACCGAAGAGTTTAGTGGCCGCCATAATGGCGAATAACACTTCTGTAATTCGAGGATCAAGGTAGGTTACATAGGCTGCCGGAACACCAATGTTCGGCGTAGTGCTTAATGCGGCATCCTGCGCAATCTGTGCATCGCTGATTTTATGGTAATCCGTGACAATGTGATTCTGATCGTCACGGTGATAGGGCATCACTTTGACTGCGTAAGGAGAGCTGATGCCCAACTCCTTGAGACGTTGAATGTCGTTCATTTTTCTGATTTACTCCAAAAGATTATTCACCAGCGGCCGGTGTGATACCAACACCACGGTTTGAAATGATGATCATGTCTCCGGCACTCTTAGCCGCAGTCATAACAACCCAACCCGTGTCGTTAGCTGCGCCAGCAGTACCGTAAGTGACTGCACCATTAGACGGATTACATAACACCGATTGTCCAACCGTAGCGGCACCCGTGGCAGCTACGTAGTAATCACCACGAACAGCGATAGTTACAGCAAAACCCTTCGGATAAATAAGCGTTCCAGACTCATCGGCAACAGTGTTTAAAATGCCGTCAAAGACTCGCTCAACCAAACCGATAACAGTGCCAGTGCCTTTAGCTGAAGCTAACGGATACACAACACCGCCATTTTCATCGGCATTCGTACCTAAAAAGGCAAAAGAGCCTGCGGCAACCGTGCCATCAGACAAATAGTTGAACGGAGTGTAAACGGCCGTATGGACGTTTACCTCTTGACCCGGCAGGCCTACCGCAGGGTAGGTGTTAACAGTCGTTTGCATTTTCTGCGTTTCTCCAAAAAAAAAGATTAAAGACGGACTTTGATGCCACTCATAAGGTCGCTTTCGACATCATTGGGATTCGAGTCTTGAGCAACAGACTTCTTTGCATTCTTCTGCCCATTGATATAGCCGTAATAAGTGGCTTGCGCCATACCAGGCTTAATCTTCTTTGTCGGAACTCCCAATTGTTTCAAAGCGGCTAAATAGACAGACTCGGCAGAGTCAAATGCAGCAGCTCGGACTTTCCCGAGTACTCCCTCGCATTCGTCAATCGCATCAATCTTTTGTTCGAAGCGCTTGATAGCAGCGTCCTGAGCGGCCAAAGCTTTTTCTTCACCTTCGCGCTCATGTTCGCTGTCTAACTTTTTCGGTTCTTCTTTTTCTTTCTTTTCGCCATAACGAACTCCTTCGGCAAAAGCACGCTGGAATTCGGGCGATTCATCGTCATACCCACAAGCCTTTATTGCGTCTTTTGCAAAATCGTCAAGTTCGTCATCAGAGTCTTCGTCTGGCTCGATGTCCTCATCTTCGCCTTCAGTCTTATCAACTTCTTTTTCATCAGGTTGGTAAGCCAAGTCACTTAAAGTGTCTTTCAACTTAGAAACATCTTCTTCTGACGCTCCAAGCTTTGCGAAAGCCTCTGCTACCTTATCAATTAAGGCGTTCTTATCTTCGTCTGTCGTTATGTCCACGGTTTCACCCATTGGTCCTTGTTTATGAAGCCCACGAAGTAACTCCGCAAGCATTCCCATCGCATCGGCAATCTTCACCTCGGCATTTTCAACCGCGGGAGAGCCGTCTTGACCCGTTTGATTCAACGGGTTTTTATCGTCATTCATCGACTTTTCTCCTTGAAAAGCGTGATCTTCAACAACGCAGGTCGGCCCCGCGCGTCCTTCTTCCACAAGCGCGAGGTGTTGCCCTCTAATATTTCGCATCGTGAAATCGTACTTTTGACCTTTCCACTCACCAGAAGATTTAAAATCAGGGTCGTAGTGATAGGCCAAAGAAAGTTGTTTCATGCTCCCGTCTTTGATTCGATTAATCGCATCAGAGTCTTGGATATGAAGAGAATTTGATAAATACGTCCCATCAAAAGCCGCTTTGTCTCCCGTGCTTCCAACCCGAGTTTCTTTGGCTGGCTTGTCGGGATAATCCAAATGGTGATTGAGTTGAATCGGGATACCGTTCACGCTTCGGATTGTTTCTTCATCTCCCAGCTCTTCTGCCGGGCGGTACCCGTAATAGACTTTTTCTGGGTCTAACTTCAGCGCTTCCCACCCCGGAATCTCAGCCCCGTGATAGGGAGCAACCTGAACACGGGTTAAATTAGAGCGCTCTACGTGAAGCCGTCCATCCTCGTCATGCCAACGGAGCGTAAATGCTCTGTCAAAAGCTAACTGTGTCATCTGTTCTGTTTCAGTCCTAATTTCTCAAAAGGAATCACGGGCCTATAAACGCAACGGCAAAATGCAAGTTCAGCAGGAACAACTGACTTGCCGACATCTTCGTCATACAGCCCTTCGTTTAATCTGAATCGTTTGCCGTTCATCGCTTTATGCGTGTGGCGCGAGCTGTACTGTCCCGGTACGTGAACCCAAATCCCTTCTTCAATGCCTAAATCCTCATCATTGGCTCGGAGGATTCCCTGAGTAATCTTGTTTGTCTGGTCAATCGCAACGTTTCTTGCTCTGTCCTCATTAAAGCCCTTCATTGAGTAGAGCAACTCTCTGACCTGCTTAACGCTTCGCCCTTCTGTAAAACTCGTTATCAGCAATTCCTTGAGTTTGTAAACATCACGAGTCGACATTCTTGTGATTAGCTCTGTTGAGTAATCAACAAGGTAAGGCAAAACTTCTGCTGCTTTGGTGCTCATGTGTTGGCGAACAACAGGGATTGTCCAACGAGTTTTGAAGAATTCGGGGGATAGGCCCGCTGCGATATAAGCGCGACGCTGGCTCGCCGTGACATCGGCCGCAATCGAGCGGGCTACCCAAATGGCTAGTTTTCGGGCTGCCTCGTCCGCATCATGTGTCCATTCGTGCAGATGTCGTTCGACATAGTTGTCTATGTCTGCACGGAAAGCCACGGGATCGCGCCGCCAAGCGGCAAGAACCTTCGAACTAATTTGTCTAAGAAAACGCTGATTCTCTGGGGTCTGTGGATTGGACAAACTTTCGTCCTGAGCCAACAAGCCCTCATTGGCGATGTGCATGAAAATGTCATCAACCACTCGCTTTGTGAATTGATTGGAGAATTGAATAAGGCGTTTTCTAAACTTGTTTCGTATCCCTACATTCGCTTCTTGTGCCCTAGCTGTTTTCGGTCGGGTCATTCAAAAATACTTTCGGACTTTTCCTTTTTCGGTTCGCCCGTACTTCCTTCTTCGTCTTTATTGCCAAACAACGCTTGCATGAAGTCTCCTGACTCATTGTCAGTCATCAAGTCACCGTCCTCAGGTTCTGGCATTTCATCACCCAAGAACGACAAGTGAGAAGAGTCTTCATTGCGAACAGCCTGTCTCATTTCTTCAGCGCTGATTGAGTTTCTGTCTTTCAGCGTGGCCAACGCAGTCACACGAGCATTGAAATTCATGGCTTGGCTTGACTCGTTGTCAAGGTTCAACTCATTGAACTCAAAGGTAATGGAGCGGTCAATTTCGCCAAACTCCGAAAGCTGAATGATGTCCAAACAGGTTTGAATCGCTGTTCGGAATAGCTCTTGTTGGCTTCTGATGTGATCGTTGTAATTTCTGATGTCGCTTTCGCCCGTGGCGTTAAAACCGCTCGGGCTAATACCGAACAACTTAACTGCCGGCGTTCTGTTGATTGCCGCAATCATTTCCTGAGCCTGACGCACAATGTCCTGAACCCCACCAACTGAGGTTTGAACATTGTCCACCTGGTCGAATTCCTTGTCTGCCACAAACACCGAGTTATTGTCTCGGTAGTGACGCAGGACTTGCATGATGTCATCTAACTCTTGAACACCGCCATACGTTCCCATGCGAGACTGCATGTCCGTGTAGTAGATCAAGAGGGATAGCTTTTTCACTAACTCTTGTGCACTGACTCTGCACTCATTCCAGTGGTTCACGTAATCCCAAAGGATTTGCGCCTGAGGAATACCCAAAAAATTGTAGGCGGGCTTCAAAAGTGTCGGCGGCTCATTTGTGTACAGCGTCAGCAATCGGGAGTGATGGACTTTGTTTCCCAACACCATCCACATGCTCGGCTTCATGTAGTCGCTTCGCAGCGGATCGTTTGAGTTGTACTGAGACGGTGAGACATTCACCGGGTCAATAACGATAAACTGCACAGGGCAGTCTTGACCAAACTCTTTTGATTGTGAGTTAACTCGAAGCGGTAGAGTTAAATCCACCTCGCCGGCTTCGTCTGTTGGGTTCGTTCGAATGAAAATAAAAGCGCCGCCCATGAAGCCTACCTTCGTGATGGCATCATTGAAGAGCCTTTGAAGGTGGTACTTCCGGTCTTGAAGGTCTTGCAGTTTTTCGATTCGATCAACAGGCGTTTCGTCACCGCCCTTAATCGTGATCCACTCACGCGTGCAGTCGTCCGCAACGGTCTTAATACAGTTGCGAATCATGCCGTTCTGGGCGATTTGTTGAAGAACGCCGTACCCCACAAATGACGTGATGGGAAACTGCCCCATGTCAATAGCGTGATTGGTAAGCGAGTCGTACAGTCCGTCCATCGCCACAGACGATTTGAACTGCGAGTCAAGCGCCAAACGTTCTTTCTCTGCCTTTACCGAAGTCGCCGGCAAAGCGTAGTTTTGCTTGAAGAAAAGATCGTGATTGGCTATCGTGTTGACTCTTTGCTGAAGCAGAAATGCTCTTGCTTCAGAAGGAGACGAGCGCATGGCGGGTCTTTCCTTGACTGGTGAGGTTTTCTGCTTTTTAACTTTCTGCTTAGTCTTTTTCATTGAAAATTACCAACGCGACCTAAGCGCGGCAATATTAGATTTATTAACTTTCCAACCAGAGTGAACGTGCAAGTCATTCAATGCTTGGCTCATGGCGTCAACGGTATCATCGTGAGCCGCCGCAGGGAACGACAATAGTTCAGGTAAAAACTCTGTTTTAACCCATGGATACTGTTCAATAGGCGGTAGATAGACGTTTTTAGATTCCCAAAAAGTCGTTACTGAGAAGGCTCTGGCTTCTTTTGATTCCTTCGGCGTAATCGGGACAATACCTGTTACTGCATCTCTTAAAGCGCTGATGATGGCCGGACCGTTTGCTTTATCTTCAATAAGTTTTCGGCGAACGTGTGGCCATTTATTGTTCATCGCAACAAACTGCTCAAGCGTTTTCACGAAATCCCAACGGCCGCGAACCTGATCAAGCAAATAAAAATTCGCTTGATTCTGCCCCCAAACCTGACCAACTACATAGTCGGATGCTTTTGAATCCTTGAATGTCATATCCCAAGACATAACCATCCTGTCAAATGTCTTAGGCAGAGTTTCTGGCGTCCAGTGCTGAATCCATGCTTCCTTGAACATGCCGCCACCGTCCGGGACGGGGTGCTGTTGATACAAAGAAGCCCAAACCTTCTCACCTACGCTCTTTCTGATGCGTGCAAACGCTTTCTCGTCAAAGCGTTCAGGATGCAGCGCTTCGCCGATTTTTCTGTATTTTTCATCTACCTCCGCAATGGCGGGGTAATTAATTAATCGGTAATGCTCGCCACCTAAGTTCTCTTCTTCAATCAGGCGGCCTACCAAGTCATCCAAGTGCCACCGCGTACACATCACAATGACACCGCCGCCCGGTGCTAAACGTGTGTACGCCGTAGATGTGTACCAATCCCACGTGGACTGTCTGATTCGCTCAGACATTGCGTCCTGCATATTGGAAATGGGGTCGTCAACCACTAAAACGTCAGAACCACGACCGGTAAGCGAACCACCAACACCGACCGAGTAATAAGAACCCTTGTGATTTACGATTTCAAAACGGTCAGCCTGTCGAATTCTGTTAGAGCCATCGCCAGTATGAGGTAGCCTTACGTCAGTGAACACCTCTTTAAAAGGCGTGTCGTCCATAATGCGAACGACATCTTTAGCAAAAGTGCTCGCCAAGTCTGACGAGTACGATGTACCGATAAAGCTAAGATCGGGATAGCGACCTAATGCATATGACGGAAATCGTCTTGAAACTAGCTCGGATTTTCCGCTTCGTGGCGGTGCTGTAATAATTAGGCGAGGTGATTTTCTATCTACTACGTCCTTTAAGAATTGATCTAGTGCCCAACAAATTTCTCTATGAAACCACCCCATCAAGTAGGTTGGGTAGGTATAGAGTGTGAAGCACTCAAGCGACTGTGACGCCGCTCGTCTTAACAGCTCATGCCTAGCTGCCTGTATCAATTCCTTGTTCATTAGTCTGCATTTGAGCAATCCGCATGAGTTCTTCTGTGCTCATACTCTCAACAACCTTTGTTTCTGACTGGATTGCTCCGCCGTCTTTGCCGGTCAATTCAACCTTCTGCTTGTCTGAATAACGGTTCGACCACTTGGCTAAAAGTTGCATGCGCGTCCAAATCCTTAACTTTCGATGCTCAACTGAATCGTAGGTCTTTGTTTTACTGTAAGGACCTTTATCGTTCACTCCGCTTTCATAAGCGATAGATTCATCTTTTTCATCGGCGATAGCCATCGTTTCATCGGCTATTGCATCAAAGCCTATTTCTTTCGCGCGCGCGAAGTGTCCCTTAAAGTCTTGCTCTTCGCCGCCCCACTTGAACTTCCTTCCTTCTTGTTCTCCCTGCCACTGATAAATGTACTTACGGGGAAACCCTAACTTTTTAGCTATGCCTGTAACAGTAGTGCCTTCCGAAATAGCATCGAGCACTCGTTTAGCTTTTTCGATAGTGAAGGCGTATGTTGGCTGCTTTTTAGCTTTTGAAGTGGTTTTTCTTTTTGTGGGGGTTTTAGTCATTAGTCAACTTCAATCGGAGAGACCGTGATGATTAACCTTGGCTTTTCTCCGTATATCTTTCTGGCGCTTGTCCTGACAACTTGAACGTCATCTTCAAACACAACTGTATTAAGAGAGTCGCACACTAATTTTTCAATGTTGTCGATGTCTGGTTTTTTCGTTGGAAAAATGTCACCCATTAGACAAGCTTGGCGTTTGGCTTTTGAATAAGAAGCCGGTACAGGAAAAATGGCAATAATCTCTAAGTGGACAGGACCTTGGATTAAATCGCGTCCAGCCATTGCCTGTTCTGCAAATAGCTTAATTGTTCCCTCGGCGTTTCTTGTTTTGGATGGCGTAATAGCTCTGACATGTCCGCCGAACGTTGAAAACTTAGGGCGGCCTTTACCGATTGGGACCATTGGTACTTCAAAATGAATTGAATCTTTTTTCATATCTGAGTGGCATATCCCGAAGGAGTTGAACATTCACTTGCAGTTTTGGAGACCGCCGTGCTGCCTATTACACCAGGGACATATAAGAATCACTCGGGGTCGGTGGGTGTTTTTGACAAGTAAGTCGACAAAACAAAGGAGCAAATTTCTGAGTGAGCCGCACCGGCCCCGAATTGTTTTTGTCCGTGCAGTCGCGGAGTTGAACCACTATACAGCCCGTCAGTCTCTCGAAGAACCTCTCTGTTTAACGGAGGTTCTTTACCTGATCAAGTGCACGTTTTCCAGGCTTTTCTCCCGAGCGTCTGCGTTTTCCTTATCTACTGCCCAATAAGGAGCCTTTACCCTCGAAAGGCTAACAACCACACGGACAAATTCTGAAAGACCGAGCCTTTGGCACTCGTGGGAGTGTGCTCAGTACGCTTATACGAAAAAGCCCCGCTTTTAAGCGAGGCTTGATGTTGGCGCCCTTTGAGCTTTTTAACTCAGAGGTTCGGAGCAGTGACGCGTTTGCTACCGAGCTTCAGGGCATAAGTCTTTACGTTTCTTCTGGGTGCAAAACGGCTGCCAACCTGTGGCAACCTAACACACTATGTAAAAACCAACGCATAGGGACGTATAACTGTTATGTGCAATGGTGTCGTGATTTCTGTCGCTTGTCAACGAACTCCGAACGAATATTTGTAACATAGACGGGATATTTTGTAACAAAGCAAGGGTTTACCCGTATATTTTCGGCTTGTTCTTGTCTTTACGATAAAGGGACCGTTATCTCTCACACCCTATGATCATGGAAGCTCTCATTTTTGTAGTTGTCGTTTTAGGCGCCTGGATAATCTACTACAACAAGAAACACGGAGAAGAAGAACAAGAGCGTTACAAAGCAAATAAGGCTCAAGCTCTACTTGAACTACAAGAAAGGAAAGAAAGGGAAGAACAAGAAGCTGAAAAAGAAAAACAAGAAGCCGCTATCCGGCGAAAGCAAAATGAGGAGAGACAGGAAACGGAGTACAGAATTACAAGAATGGCTTACGGTATAGAAAATCCTTATTCAAATGGGATTCACATGCCTGATACAGACGAATCGTTGCGTAAGGCCAAAGAACTCGAAGATGCAAAACTACAAATGATTGATTCCCTTAATAATGGAGTTATTCCTCCTGAGTGTAGTGAGTTTCCAAAAGACAAGTCCCCAATTCTTTTTACAAAAAGTGAACGTTTCATTATGGGATGGTTGGATGTGACTGTTTCTACTACAAGAACAAAAACACGGATGACAGGAGGCTCTGCCGGATTTTCGTTAAGGATTGCCAAAGGTGTTTCAGTTAGAACGGGAAGAATGAGAGGTCACGCAGAACGTTATGAAGATGTAGAAAATTTAGGAAGGTGTCAGGTTTTCGTAACTGATAGGAATTTGTATGTTCAATCTCGTAACGGGCGAGTCAAAAAATGCCCTACGAGTCAGATTGTTGCCATTAATCCAACTCCGAGCGGGCTTCAAGTCGAATTCAACCGCTTGTTACCACTTTTCTTTGAAATCAAGGGAACCGACAAAGAGCTAATGAGAACAGCAATGAGTTATTACGTTAGATTTATGGCTGATTAGTAGTAATTCAAGCCCCCTTTCGGGAGGCGTTTAAGATTTCAATTCGCCGAATATAAACTGTCCCGCCGCCTCACTGGTTGGATCAATCCCGAATTCCTCAAGAAGTCTGATCCTTGAAAAGATGTCTCTGAGGGGTTTGAGTGACTTTGAATTCGGCTTCAGCTCCAATGTAAAACTCGAAATACTATCCTCCAGTATCTTCGGGCAATAACTTATGATGCTAGGCATTTCAATTGGCTCTTCTGCCTGAGGCAAAAGCGTAACCTCTTTCCCATCGTATAGAACCAAATACGGGCCACACATTTCTTCCATTTCAAACGGCATCATGAATTCCTAAAAAACTTAGTTGGCTTCTTGGGTTCATTCGGTTGCTGATTCGGCTTTGTTTTAAGCGAAGCCTTGTTTGATACATTCATTGTGATATTCCTTGGCTTAAAACATGAGCACCCGTCTATTGGCAAAACTTCATCGTTACTTTTATGAGGTTCGACACGAGTACACAAATGCACTTTCGGCTCAAATACGCCCTCGACCTCTTCTCCGAAATAAGAGCAATCTTTGCAATGTCCCATCACAACAACCTTTGGCGATTTTCAAAAATCGTCTCCTCCGTTATTTCGATTGGCTCACCTCTCGGCCAGCGTTTGTCACGAAATTCTCCACACCAAAAATCCTCATTTACGCCCGGAAATCCGTTATTGGGAGGATTTCGTCTACATTCTCCATCCCATCTATCCCAATCGCCTTTATTTTCACTGGGACAATAAAAATGACAGTTCTTACAGGCTCTCTCAGTCATAACCACCTCGCACAAGCAAAAATAATTCCGCAAAGGCCAGCCACGATACAAAATAAATCAAATAAAACTTCAGAAATCATCATGCTTATTCCTGTTAATAAAGGTTACTGCGACCGCCGCAATACATATCACAGATACACACATAAATAACCAAAAACCCGAATCGTCCATTACTTTTTCTCCTCGTTTTCCATGATTTGATTAAGGGTATAGAAGAAGGCATATAGCGACTTAAGTGAGTGCCTTTTTACCCCTCTTTCCTGAACAATTGAGCCATCCTTGGAAAAAGTGTACTTGTCGCCATAAGGCATTCTCACAATGATTTTTTTAATCTTATTTTCAAGATCAATCACTAAAAACTCGCCAAAAATAACGGTCTTACTTTTGTTAACGGAACTACCTACAAGTGAGACAAAACGGAATACTCGACCGCACAAAGTAGTGGCATCGTTTTGCATCATGCTGATGTAGTTTTCCATCCAATGCTCCTTTGAGAATAGGAACTTTTCAACTGCGTTCATCATTTATGCCGTCTCCAATGTTTTTCATGATGGCGTTCTGAAGCGCTCCGATGGCCACAATCCCAATGAATACCATCCACCCCCAGTGGATGTGGGTGAAAAATGCCAATACAAAGACAACACCCACAACCCCGAAGGTGAAGAAAGCACCACGAACGACTGAAACAATCTCAGTTGGACTCATTTTCTGCATCTTTAAGAGCCTCGGCCAGGCAGCGTTCATTGACAACCCAGACTATGTGTCTTCCTGTTTTAAGGGCATCTTTTAGAATCTCTGTTCGCTCTTCCTCAATTTCGAGCAATCGGTAACTGGTGAATTTTGAAAGTACGGTGCCAGCAGTGCATATAACTACAAAGATGACAATTACACAGATTGCAATTAGGTTAAAGCGTTCGTTTGTCATGGACTCTTCCTTTACTTCACCGGTACGAACGGAACGGCTGCACCGCCGGTCATATAGACAGGAAGTTTTCCATCCCACTTGTCAATGGCGTTCAATTGCAAAACGTTCGGGTTGTCTCGAAGGGCTTTTGCCTTGATGGCGATGGCATCGGCTTCGGCTTGAGCGCGCAAGCGAACAGATTCAGCCTCACCCTTGGCCGCTTCGATTAATTTCTGTGCTTCAGCCTTGGATTGTGCGACCTCGTTTTCACGCAAAAGAGCACGCTGGGTCGCTTCGATCTTTGCATTAATGGATTCCTTAACTTGTTCGGGATATTGAAGGTCATCAATCCAAGACAGCTTGATAATTCGGATCCCAATCGGAGAGAGTTTGTCTCGAATTTCCTTGGTAACGCTGTCGAGCAAGTGTGTCTTTCCGCCTTGGGTCAGCTCATTGATGTCCATCGTTGTCCCGTGATTAATCAAGGCATCACTGATGTATTGGCGGAGGTTGACCTCGGTAATTTCTTCAATACCCTTACGATAGGTTGCGAAGACATCGGCTGCCTTTTCGGGTTCGATGTTGTACTCAACGCCGATGCGAGCCTTTACATCCATTGCGTCAGAAGTTTGGAACGTGAACGGCGTTTCGTAGTTCATCAACTGGTTGAACGTTGGGAATTCATACATACGCTCATTAATGCCCAAGAAGTAGCGTCCGGTGCCCACCACTTCGTTTTGTACGCCCTTGTCAGCGTAAAGGTTGACACGCACGCCGACATAACCGGCCGGAATGGTGGTCATGCTGATAAAAAGCCAGATCAAGGCAAAGAAGGCAACAATAACGGCAATAACAGAACCAATAAATTTCATCATTTTTTATCCTTGGTAGAAAAGTGCTTGAAAATAAATAAACCGCAAAAACCGACAATCACCAAAAACAGTGAGAGACCGGCTAGTAATCCGAAGAGGTTTCCAGACGACAAAAGCCACGGGATAATCCAGAAGAACTGGAGCAATAGGGCTAAAAACAGAAGGACTAAACCTATGACTTGATCAAGTGATTTCATTCAAATTCCTCTTCTATCTCAATAGCTTCGCCGAAAGTAATGGCATCTTTCTCAAGGTTTCTAATTTCGTTCTCAATGATCTCAATGGTTTCCTTCAATCCTTCAGGATCAACCATATAGCCAAATATGTCATCTCCTAGGTAGTATTCCGTAAATAGGGATTCAAGCGCTTTCTTTATCAGTCCGTTTGTATGTTTAGTGAAAACCGCTATGTATGGAAACGCTTCTGTGTAACCTGTGTCATAACCTTCAACATTCAGTTGTTTTTTCAAATAAAAGACAGCCTTTTTCAGGTCTTCTATTTGATTGTCCTTGTAAGGTGCCCGAAAAATGTACTGAAGGGCCTGTCCTATGCAGCTTGTCATGCGTGATGTCAGCTCAATAGGCTCAATAGTGACGGCCGCTTTCAAGTAGTGGCCGGGATGATTGACGTTATCTGACATTGTTTTTCTCCTATGCGTTACAGATACGCAAAAAATAAATTTGGGCTTGTCTTAGCCGTTTGTTTAGTGTTCTCGCCTTGATTTCGTCATCTTTGACGCTCAAGTGTTTGGCCACTTTCCATGGTTGCCAGTACGGGCGAGTATCAACGTAGTATTTCTTCAAAATCTCAAGATCTCTCATGTGAAAAACCCACAAATCCAAACGGCAAAAAACGCGGTCGATCTGATCAAAAGTCAAGTGCAGGTCGTACTTCGGGCGCTCGGTTGGCTCGCCAAGCACCAAATCCCGGCGAATATCCTGATTGGGGTCAGACTTTTCCTTTTTCTGGGGTGCGTACATCTCCATGAAATCGCAGATTTTCCCAGTGTTGGAAATCTCACGCTTTCGGGATAAACGACTGTACCGCCCCCACTTTTGAAGCAGGTCGTCCAAGTGTCTAAGGGTTTCATCAAGGTCTTCCAATTCCATTCGAACCTCAATAAACAACTCGGTGCATGCGAATTTGAAGGGTTGCGTAAAACATCGGTTGCACCTCCGATTTTGTTTCGGCCGATTCGTATACAAAGCGAACAGGCAGACGAACCATGTCACAGCGAACCGCCTGAGTGATGGCCCTTGTGTACATGATGAGGTCATCGGGCTTGGCCAATCGGTGCTTCTGGCTGTCGCTCAGGTTCTTGAAAACGAAACTCACCGTTCCGGACGTGGGGACCACATCCCGGATCTGAAAGCCTTCGGCGATTTTCTTTGCGTCCTCGGCGATCTTTTTGCACAATTGCCCGTTGTTGAGGTACGGGAAAATCTGCAAAGTGATCGTGGCTCGCACACTCTTGACGGTCATACTCCCATCACTCCCGTAAAAGGTTCAGCTCGTTGAATCAAATCGCCAACATCAACGTTTTTGTATGTCACCGTGACTTCAATCTCAGGCTTTCCATCCGTTTTTTCGTAATGCGTGGACATGCCTTTGACGATGGAGTGATTCGAACCGAGAATCTTCCGAACAGGGCCGCCTTTGGCTTCATTGACCAAAGAAGCGATACCCGAAAGCAGCCGGTGCAACTCCCCTAAACATTCACACGGATCCGAACTTTTGTAGAGCAAATCCAATTTCACGGAGTCGATGTATTTATTCTTTTCCTCTTGGAAGCCCTTAATCAGGTCGTCAGCCGCTTTTTCAACATTCGGCAATGCTCTTGCCTTACCACGCATCGAAAACGACTTCTTGAACGTGATTTCCTCTCCGACAATCTTGTCGGCAATGTTTTTCCTCGCCGGAATTCCCAAATCAATGTGAATCATTCAGACCACCCCGCAATGAAGTGACCGAGAGTGTCGAAAGAATTCCGCTCGTCTCTGAAGTACCGGGGCCAGTTCTGGCGGACGACTCTGATCGCACGATTAATGACTTCCTCACGTTCAGCAAGAGTGCGGCGATTTTGGCACTCGGCCGCTGCGTCCATAAGGACGGCTTGCGCTTCGGGCGGAAGCACCCGATGTTCGCTGAATGGTTCGATTACCTGATTCTTCATCTGATTTCCTGTTAAAAAGCTGAGTTAACACCCACGGATTGAGCGGCTCCCGTCCATCTGAGCGGAAGGCTTGGGTATCGCTTGGTAGCGAGTTCTTTGTCATAAACGAGCGTCAGGCCGTGTTTGGCTTCGTACTCGGGCCAGAAATGAACGCGGCAGTCGTGATAGGCCGCTCGGCGTTCGTCCGGAATTTCTTCGAGAGGGAAAACACCGTTTGTATCGCCAAAGCGATAGTCGTCCGAAAGATTCAATGCTCGCCGCCAAGACTTGGCCACAAATTCCTGCATCACAAAGCCGTATGCTTCGAGAATCCGTGCACGCCGTGCCCATGCATCGGACGGGATGTTCTTCCTCAAAGACTCGTTCATCTTGTCAGTAAAGACCTTTGCGACATTCTTTGGCAACGGTTGATGATCCTTTTGCGCTTGTTCCTGTGCATCGTTTTCACGCTTTTGCGAACGTTTGGCTTGAAGCGCCTTGTACAAGTCCGCCGGAGTCATCATGCGATTGCTGGTTTTGCTCCAGTCGGAAATCACATCCTTGGCTTCACTAGTGGTTGAACCCTTAACGGCGTCAAACCAAAACTTCCATGCGGACTGTGGAATGGTTCCCGCCTTTGGGCTGAAACAAAGCGCCAGTGCTTCAAGTTCCTCCAAAAGACCACGTTGCACGGCGGACAAGCCTTGGCGTTCATTATTTTGCTGTTCGGTCATTTTTCGCTCCCGAAAACGTAATTGGGATCAACATCGTCAAGCGTTACTCGCTGACTGGTCTTGTATTCTTCGGTGTGGTACTGGCTCGGCTCGTTCACCGCGTTCTTCATGATTCCGATGACATAGATTCCCTTGGAATTGCCTTGGCGTTTGGCAAGACGAATGCACTGCCTCATGTTGTCCACAGTGAGGATTTTTCGCTTGCATACGTTTTCAAGGTCGATCGTTCTTGGGAGTTTGATCCCATGAGTTCTGGCTATGCCGATGGCCTGTACGGGGTCAATGATGGCGTTTGGGTCATCAACCACCTTGTTTGTCTGCTGAATGGCGAGTTGGTTAAGTTGTTCGCTAAGTGGTTCATCAAAAATCGAAACTGAATCTTCAGAACAAACAACTTCTTCTTCGGCGCTACCTTCGTTACATATTTCAGTTTGTTGTTTGTTAGTGTTTATATTCTTGTTCCTTGTTCCTTGTTCCTTGTTAGGCGAGCGCGCGCGCTCGTGCGCACGCGTAGTGCCATACGCCATGCCATCTTGTATGCCATACGCTATGCCATACGCTATGGCATCTACTTGATCGCTATCTGATTGATTTTTAACGAGTTCAAAAAAGCGCGGATTCAACTTTTCTCTCATTTGAGTCGAGAGATTTTCGTTGACAAACTTCAAGACGTGATCACAAACCTCGTTTTTCAAGTCGCATTCAGGAAGATTTTCGATAATGTCATCCCAGTTTTTTAACGACTGGGGTGATGTAGGTGGGTTGTATTTCAAAAAATTCGGTATAAAAATCAGTCCCATTTCATCTACATGCGCCATGCCATGGCTTATGACATCCGTCATGGCATGCGCCATGGCATCCGGAGTGACACCAATCTCATAGGCCAAAGATTCTTTTGAACCTCTGAGAGTGCCGATTAGAGACATATTCGGATGGGTAAGGAGCAAAAAGAAAACCAACTTCGCAAGGTTGTCTAGCTCACGAAATTTGGCATCGTTCCAAATCCGAACATCTATTTTTCTGTACCTAGGCATAATTTTCTTCTCTAGGATTTGTTGCTCCAGAACCTAAACAGTTCAGCAGCAACAGGATTGACAAAACGAGGGTGAGTTTTTGTCAGATAGCAAAATTCCACTAGGTTTTTCCATGGGACTACATCCTCGGCGCACCACTTGCCAACTGCTACGCGCGACACCCCCATCAGGTCGGCAACTTTTGCTTGAGTTCCGACTTTTTGGATGGCAAATTTCACATTGTTTGTGTTTTCCATTGCTAACCATCAATTAATTTATTTGCACGAAAGTTTAACATAAAAATTAACTTATGGTTTATTGTGATTGTAAAGTTTTTGTTTATACTCGTTAGCAAAAGAGCAAACAGGAGGTCTATATGTCTATAACAAGCGGTAAGCAGATAACTTCGATGGTTGAACAGTCAGGGGTGCCAGTTAGAGAATTGGCTGATGAATTAGGCATCAGCAACGTAACCTTATACAAATGGATGAGAGGAAAAGTAGAACCTAAGGGAGAGAATTTAAAAAGGCTATGCAACCACTTTCACGTGACGCCTGCCCAGATTTTATTCGGCGATGGGAATGATCCCAGAGCACAATCCATCAAGATCGACATAAACAGAATTTCAATCCCACTTTTAGATGTTGAGGCCTGTTGTGGCATAGACAATACCATTCCGTCTTATGTGCCCGTTATCAAGATGGTTGACGTTGACGATTCCTTTTACAGACAGTACCTAACCGGGGCTAACAAACGGAGCCTACACATCGTCCACGCCATTGGTGACAGCATGGCTCCTACAATATATGATGGGCAACCCGTGATTATTGATACATCAGACAACCGAATCACGAGAGACGGAATTTATGCGTTTGTTTTCAATCAAGGTCTTTTTATAAAACGGGTCCAATGTGAACCCACTAGAGTCAAGCTTTTGAGCGACAATAAAAACTACGACCCCATTATTGTCGAAGGACAGGAAAGCCTAAACATTATCGGAAGAGTCTATTGCGGTTTTAAATTTGAACGATATTGATCTAAGTTAAAAAACTCTCATTTACTCTTATTTTGTTGCAAACTCTAATTAACCTGGAGTTTGCATTTTTTTGAACTTTCCATTAACATTCTGTTTGCAGATTGATGAATAATTAGTTTGCAAATGTTGATTCTCTGTTAAGTCAGTGAGAGGACTTATGGGAATTGAACAAGGAGTGAGTCATGAGAAGTCGTCTAGTTCAAAAAGCAAAGAAAGCCTTCATCGTTGCAGGTGGTTTTGCGTTGGTCGCCTACCTGTTCTTCTTGGCGATTGAATGTGTTTCCTGGCTTTGGAATCAAAACGATTTTCTCTTGGCTTACGCCGGAATGTGATTGTCTGCTGAGGTGTCCAAGTTGTTTTTCTGAGGTTCTTTATTTCTTGGCATCTCAGCGGACGTCTTAAAGGAGGTCAAAATGAGTGAATTAATGCAAAGACATGAATTCCTGCCTGCACCGAAAAATGCACAGGAAGCCATGCAGTTGGCTGAGACGCTTGCGGCTTCTCAGTTGATTCCAAAGAATTTCCAAGGCAAACCCAATGACGTGTTTGTCGCAATGATGTGGAGCGCAAACCTAGGTGTTCCCGTTCTTCAAGGCATCCAAGGCATCGCCGTGATCAATAACAAACCGTCTATTTATGGCGATTTGGGCTTGGCTATCTGTATGAATTCCGGTCTGATGGACTCGTTCAAAGAAGAGTTTATCGAACCGAACGAGATGGCCAAAAACGCCGAAGGCAAACAGAGCTACTTCAAAAATATCATTGCTCGCTGCACAGTGAAGCGTCACGGTATCGCCGATCCATTCGTTAGCGAGTTTTCTGTTGAGGATGCTTTACTGGCTGGCTTGTGGAACAGAACCGATCCTTGGAAGAAATACCCCAAACGCATGCTTCAAATGCGTGCCCGTGCCTTCGCTCTTCGTAACGCTTTCCCCGATCGGTTGATGGGTATGACCTTCGCCGAAGAAGCCATGGACATTGTGGACGTGAACGACAAGGGCGAAGTGACGTCTGTCAGCCCTTCAAAGAAGATGCCCCAGCGTAAGCCGAAGGCTCAGACTGTCGAAGAAAAACCGAAAGTCGAAAAGGTTGAACCTGAACAAGCCGCCCCTGCAATTGAAAACAATCCTGCTTCTGAAGATCTCTTCGGTCAGCAGGTTATGCAGGCAGCACAAACCATGCCCGATCCTGTCGAGGTCGAGCATAAGGCAGTTGTTGAACCTGTGATGGCTGAGGTGGCTAAGGCTCACGAGGTCACTCAATTAGACGAAAACATCGCTAAACAGCGTGCTGACATCTCCGCCGCTCTTGACTCCATGAGTACTTGGCCTGAAGTTCGAGCTTTCTGGGATCAGATCAAGCCCGAAATGAAGAGCCATTGCACGGATCTCTTCAAGGCAAAGCGTGAATCGCTCGGCATTGCTAACCCGAAGATCAAATAGGAGCTGGCGATGTTGACGATCCCCAAGGTTTTTATACCGCAGTTTGACGAAGAGGCTCACCGTTATACCAACGAGCATGGAGCGGTGATCCCCGGAGTGACATCTGTCCTTTCAATGTTGACGGCCTCTTTCTATGCCCGAATCGATAAAGAGGTCTTACGCAGGGCGGCTGATCTCGGTTCTGCTGTGCACGCCTGTATTGAGTACGCCATCGCCGATGAATTAGATGAATCATCTATGCAACCGGAATGGGTTCCCTATTTCGAAGCCTGGAAACTCTGGTGCAAAGACTTTAAGCCTGAATTTATCCATACGGAAATGCGGCTCGGATGCGATCTATTTTGCGGAACGGTTGATTGCGTTGCCAAGATCGATGGCTCTTTCTATGTGATTGACTGGAAAACGACCAATCAACTCATGAAATCTGTTGCGTTACAAACGGCTGGTTATGAGCTTTTAGTACGCCAGTGGATGCAGCAGGAATCTGGTGAGCACGTACAGATACTGACAAGAGCCGCTTTGCAATTAAAAGAAAACGGCAAGTATGTCTTTGAAACCTATGACGACATTGAAGACTATCGCCGTTTTGCTAACTGTCTCGAACTTTACAAATGGACCAACTGATTATGACCGAATTAGAACAAACCACAAATGCAACTGACTTGAAGTTGCCCGAAATCTCCGAATTGTCTCAGACCGTTTTAGAAAAGGCTCACAGCATCTTGGTGATGTCTGACGAAGACTACCAAGAAGCGACCGAATTTTGCCAAGCATGCAAAGAGGCTTTGAATCGAATCGAAGCGAAGCGGAAAGCCTTAAAAGCGCCGATTGTTGAGACCGGAAAAATCATTGATGCCAACGCTAAGGAACTTTCCCGAAAGTTTTTGGAGGCTATGGAAATAGTACAGCGTGAAGCAGCGACCTATCGCCGTCTTCAAGAACAAGCGCTTGCCAAGGCTCAGGAAGAAGCACGCCGCACCGCTGTTGAAGAGCAAAAGCGCATACAAGCCGAGCTTGCTCAAAAGCAGGCAGAAATTGAGGAGGTCGAAAGCCATGAAGAACGAATTCTCAAAGAAGCCGAAGCTGTAAAGCTCGCTAATGAATCTCGATCCGTGGCAACCGTAGTCCCGATTCCAAAGATTGTGAAAAGCAACGCAGGTGTTTCAGAAAGAAAACAACTCGTTGGCAATGTTGTTGATCCGCTCAAACTTCTGAAGTTTGTTGCTGCTCGCATTGATGACAATCCTGAATTTCAAGATTTCTTCACCGTGAGCCAAAAGGCGGTCAATGACTACATAAAGATGACAAAGGGGGCGAAGAAACTTGATGGTGTCGAGATCGTAGAAAAGATCACTTTGGTGACGCGCGCTAAGCGCAAGTAAAGACTTCGGGGTGAACGGTTGAGACCTCCTTCCTAGTAACCCCTCCCATTTGGAGTAGGCAATGACAAAAAATCAAGAATTTGTCGGATTTACCATCAGTGAAGTTGCAGATCTTTTTGGCGTATCTGTGAGCACGATCTATCGGTGGATTCAGCAAGAAGCGTTCCCTAAGGGTAAGAAAGCCCCCGGGGGTAAGCGTTGGAGTATTGAAACCATTCAATACTACCTGGATGTCAATGAGCCTACTCAAAAGGACATTCGAAACATGGCGAAAACAGCACGAATGATTCGAGGCGCAGCATGAAAGATTTTTTTGACGTTTTGTGCTTTGTGAGTGCCGTACTGACCGCTTTTGCCATTGTCGGATTTGTTTTCGGCATTGCCTTCTCTGTCGGAATAAAGGTGTTGTAATGAACGTACAAGATTACAGAAAGAAGTTCTCGAAATATATAGAAAAAGAACTTCGGTCTCGGATTGAGGACTTGGCCACGGTGTGGCAGCCTGCAAAACTCGGGGACTTGTATCAAGTGCTTTGCGACTGGATGGATATTCAAACCGATCCTATCGGCATGGTGCAACAAAAAATCCCCAGTCTGCCGATGTGCAAATGCACGCCTCATCCTATTCGTTTAGGAAATGGTGAAAAGGCGAAGATTGTCACAAAAATCCTTGACACTTTTCAGAACTTAGCAGGCACGCAAAAATCGAAGTTTTCTTTTAGAGCTTCCGAATTCGGTTTAAGCAGAGATGAGTTCGTCAGAAAGATCGGCAGATCCCTTAATAGGAATCCCGAAAAGCTGAAACGCTTTCCTGATCTTCGTATTAAGTGCCAGAAGACAAATGACGGCGCAATGTTTTATCTGTCTCGCAAAGATGAGGCTTCTTGGAAGAACCCCCCAGCACGAAGCATGGAAGAGATGGCTTCGATATTCGGAAATAGGCCTTAAATGATGTTTGGACACTGTAAGCATTGCACCTTTTGCCGTGACCAAAACGGAAAAACTTTTGATGAAGTTATGGCAAAAATCGGCAAGTCAAAGATGGTTTCAATTTACTCAGTCCGCCTCTGCTGCCGAGTAAAAGTCCCTGCTTTTTTAACTCGCAAGGTCGAAGAAATCCCATTAGTGCCTTGGTTGTATCCGGGATTGAATATTGACGATGTTAAGGCCGGATTGTGCGGTTGTAATCGATTTAAGGAATAAAAAATGCCGAAAAGCAAGATGCCTCGCAAAAAATTCGACCCTAAACGACATTTGAGAGCCTTCACACTTGGCGGTTTTACCAAAGTTGAAGCAGACAAACTTTATCAAAAGTTTTTGACGCTTGAATTGAAGGCAGAAACGACTCTGCTCAAGGGATTGTGCAAACACGAAGACATGGCAGACCTTATGGACTTTTTGCAGTGGGGAAAGATTGCCATCGCAAACCGTGACTATTACGAAAACTCTGCACGGATTCAGGCGCTGTAAGCGTTGATAAAACGCCCCCGCTGAAAACAACAACGATACCCACTTTGTTTTATGGATGCGTCAGACGTTTAACGCCAGTCGAGTGCGAGCGGTTACAGGGTTTTCCAGACGAATATACCCGGATTCCTTACAGAGGGAAACCTGCTGAAAAGTGTCCTGATGCTCCACGCTATAAGGCACTCGGAAACTCGTGGGCAGTACCGGTTGTTCGTTGGATTGGAAAACGGATTGATTTGGCTTTGAGGAATCATGAATAAGAGGGTTTTAGATGTTTGTTGCGGCTCTAAGTGTTTCTACTTTGACAAGCACAGTCCGGATGTTCTCTTCTGCGATTGTCGAAGAGAAAAACGAAAGATTCAGAGCAATCGAACAATCGCTGTGGATCCTGACGAAATTCAAGATTTCAGAAATCTTCCCAAGGAATGGGGGGGATATTCAATCTAGTCGTTTTCGACCCGCCTCATTTGCTGAGAGCCGGAGAAACGGGCTGGCTTTTCGCAAAGTACGGCCGCCTAAACGATACGTGGAAAGAAGACTTGAGACAAGGATTTGCGGAATGTTGGCGGTGCTTGAGAAATGGAGGGACTCTGATCTTCAAATGGAACGAAGAGCAAATACCAATTTCGGAAGTTTTGAAATTAGCTCCGGCAAAGCCATTGCTCGGAAACCGTAGCGGGAAGAAAACCCATTGGATTGTTTTTTATAAAGGACTTGGCAATGAATTTTGAAAATAAAACACCTTGTTTCCGTGCTGTTAGCAATAGCGCTGATACCTATCCGAAGAGCGAAGAAGAAAAGGAATTCGAGCGCGGTTATCAGGACTACATGAAAGAGTACGAGAAAACAGCGTATCAGCGAGGTCGTGATCAAGCTGCCCGTGACATCGAACGTAACCGCCAGATTGAGCGATCCGTTAAAGGATCGGATTACTGGTTGTAGAGGTAAGAAATGAATTTTCGGCAAAACGGCATAGCCAATTTGTATTTGGGCGGCATTTTGGGGTTTGTGTTTACTCGAATGGTTGACACATTACCTTTACCTGCTGCTGGAATTTTAATCGGCTTGATCGTTCTGATTATTGGGTTTTACTACGCATACCCCGATTGAGGCGAAAAATGACAAAAGCTTCAAAGGTTGTTGCATCAATCGTGCTGTCTGAAAGATGTAAGCGAAACGATATTCCGCGAGTGCTTGTGTCCGTTGACTACTTTGACGATAGCGACATGATCAAACTATACAGCTTGGTTTACAAAGTAATGCTTGTTGACGTGAATTATCAAATCAACATCACAACAGAGACGAAGTACAAGCCACGCACAGCCGAGCAACGTCTAGCTCAACGACTTCGGCTACTTGAGACGAGAGCCAAGAAAGCGAGCGAGTTGTTCTGGGAAGAGATCGTTGAGAGTGAAACTGCAAGACGGCCGGACTACTACACACTCGAAGGTGTGAAGAAAACAATGGCTGAGATCGAGCAATATCTAGCTGATTCTGAAATCAAGCACGCCCCTGCGTTCACGCTTGACGGATTGAAAGACTGGTTGCTGAAACACTCGCCGTTTATCAATCCTGACCTTGATCGTCTGATGGAATTTCGCTACCAGTGCTTAGAAGACAAAGGCAGATCAATGCGATGTCGCAAGCGGAGCGTGAAGCGTACATAGCCCAGAGACGAGAAAACGACCCTCTTGCCAAAAAGGCTTTTGAAGCTGAAGGCGAAAGGGAAATGTTGAACTTAATGCGTATCTAAAGGAAAAAAATGACACTTTTCGAGTTAATTAATGAACTTCAAAAAATGAGGTCAAGAGTGAACGATCAAATCGAGGTCGAAGTCTGCGTTTATGAAGATAGAGAAGATTTCTACTACGTGGAGATTGAATCTGTGGAAGAAAACGAAAATCAAAATGGTCAAAAGATTATTGGGATTTCATTAAAAGAGAGGTACTGGGAATGACTTGGCATTTAAAGGACAGAGAGCTTGAGAAGAAGCTGATTGGAATCGCACCGGATTTCGTTGAATCGTTAAATGAATCTTTAAAACTAGGCGAATACGAAGAGAATTCTTGGACATACAGGGTTTGGTTTGGGCCGTACGAAGATTGTTATAAGTTTGAAATGCACGTTTATGACGACGAATTAGAAGATGTCCCTGAATATAACCCAAACGGTTGGAATGAGTTCCCCGCCGTGACTCCGCCAGACTCCCGAGTTTGTCAGCTTACGGTTAGTCATAGCTTAGACGAACCAATTAAATATTTTGCAGCTTTCTATGATTTTAGAGCGAAAACTTGGCGTGTCCAAGATTCAGGCCGTCAAATTGACACAAAAGTTTTAAAAGATGGGTTTGTCACATTCCGCGCGTGGAGGGATTGAGCATGGCCTACATCCGCCCTGGCGATAAATTAGAGCCGGTAGAAACCAAACCTCTGTTTGATATGAAACCGCTAACCAGAAAAGAAAAAGCAGATGTTTTCCGATTTTTAGCCGCTCAGAATTTGTCGAAACGTGGACTGCACCCCATGTTTGAAGTCAAGTTAGACCTAGCGTCTTTTAACCATGAAAGCATGAGTTACTTGAACCATCTATCTGGAAGGCGAGCCGATGTTTTAGCAATCGGAAGCGGATACGGGATCACGATTGTCGAAGTGAAATCGTCTGTTTCGGACTTTAATACCGACAAAAAATGGTCGGATTACCTGAAAGCGTGTGACGTTTTCTACTTTTGTTCAGATGGGAAAACGATTGAGCATATCGCTCAATCTATTAAGGGTCACGAAAAAGAGAAAAAGATCGGACTGATGGTATGCGATCTGGAACACATGAAGTTAGAAATAACGAAGCCCAGTCGTCGCGATGAATCGCTAAAAATACCCGATTTTGTACGAAAGCAAATCCTATTTAAGGCAATTGTTTCGGCTGACGTATTTTTGGGTGGGCAATACTTGGCAATGTTAAAGCCTGCCTACTCATACATTAATAAACCCTACGCATAGGGAGGACTGAAAATGAAACTAAAAGCGAGTGGAGTAAATAAAGCTCATTTAGTTGTTATCAGCAATTCGCCTGATAAGCCATGTCCAGGCATTGAATTTGACTGGGATGACTTCTATGACGGCGTAGTTCTGAGCATGGACGAGGCCGATCAGATCATCGAAATGCTTGAAGGTCTCGAAGATCGTGTCGATGTCGATTACGAAAGAGAAATCGTTTCCACATATAGACAGGCACTTGCCGAGCGTTACGAGGCTGCTTTAAAGAAGGATTGAAAATGATTGACGGATTGACGTTAATTTTAGTATTTGCAATTGCCTTCCAAATAGCTAGAGACATTACCGCAGAGACATTTGGAGAGGAAAAACGATGACGCACGTTGACTGGCACCCGTATCCCGAAACACACCCAACTGAAAATGGATGGTTTTTAGTTACGTATAAAAATTTCGCTTTAAATCCTGATTGGAGCGGAGACGAACGAGATTTTGAACCGAAATTCTCAGATAACTTCACTCTCGAAGTTATGGAAAGAGAATTTTTCATAGACGAAAAAACAGGCGATTTTGCTTTTGACTACGACAAGCTAGACGGAAACGAAGTGATCGCCTGGGCAGAAAAGCCCGAACCGTACCGACCGGAGACAAATCATGAGTGAGAACAGCGTTAAGTGGCACCCGTTCCCAAAGAGCAAGCCCGAGAACGATGGGGAATATTTAACAACCGTTTTATTCAAAACAGGCGATAAATACGTTATTTCAAATTACTGGATATGCAATGGCGGGAATGGCAAGTGGGTAGATGGTTTTGAACACAACATTATTGCGTGGGCAGAGCAGCCTGAGCCGTATAAAGAAGAGGGTAAATAATGAACGCACAAACGGTAAACGCATTAGAGCTTGTAACGCTAATGATCTACGTGGCATTACGCCTGTCAGCATCAGCGGCTGTTGTTTATTTCTTATGCAATGCAGACATCACAAACGGTTGGAAGGTGTTCTTGATAGCCTTGGCAATCATTATCGGATTTGGGTTTAACTTCAAATACAAGAACCCAAATGCTCAATGTGACGAATGCGTTTTTAAGGGCCAAGACTCTGTAAATATTATTGGAGCCAAATAATGACATTTTTTGAAGAATTAAGTTTCTGGGGACGGTCAATCATCAGAAATCACAAGACCAGTAAAAGAGTAAACGAGCTGATTCAATATCTACTCGATAACAAAAATCGTGTCGAAATTGAAAGCTATGAAGACTGTTTCATCGTCTTGAAAATTGACGGGAATCTTTATGCATTTTGGATTTTTGGTCGGTATTCCGCCTATTTAAGTAGATGTTGGAACTGTGAAGAAGCCAATCTGCCCACTTATGGTAGTTTGATTTATGAGAAAGAGATGCCGTCAAGGAGTCTCTGTAAGCAGTTCTATGAAACCTTTGAAAGACCGGTTATTGACGAGTTGAAGAGATTGGCTCGTGAGAAAAAGACTAAAAGTCTGATTTTGCCCGAAAGAGGCTAAGTATGAGTTGGACGACTAAGCAATCCTTATACAAAGAGAGCAGAGATTCCTGTCTGAGCGGTTCACGGGCGCTTATTCAACTCCAAGAGCAAGAAGAATTCTTTTTGACTCACAAAGATGCCATTGATGAATTCACCAAAGAAACAGATGAAAACGTCAAAGCAGGAGTTTTGCAGGAAGATGTAATTGGATTTTCAACTGTTAGTTGGAATCCCAGTCGCCATGGCTATGACATTGTTTATTTCATCTTAAGAGATGACGGTTATGTCTATTTCGGTCGGAATGAAGCATTCGCAATTCTCGGCCTTGGCGGCCGCTGCAAAGATGGGAAAGTTGAATTTTATGATCAGTACAAAGATCAGATAGATGACGTAGGGACGAAATATGAAAAGTAAAAGCAAAAATCCATTTTTTATTAACGCAAAACTAGAAGAATCCTACACTCAGCACAGAATGTATCAATGTCTGCGTACCTCTGATTGTGATGTCACTATCAGATCTCAAGATTCTTACGTTGAACTTGATGGCGACGAAATTAAGAGGACGAAAAAGGTTGCTATTTTTCTTGGCAATGAATCAGAAACAATAGAGACGGTACTGGTTTTGACAAAGAAAGAAGCTAGAGAATTCGCCAATTACATTTTAAAAATGGTCGATGTTCTGGAGAAAGACGATGACAAAACTGCTTGTTGACGCAAAGTACATCAAAGAAAACCTTGGGTACAGCATGAGCACGATTAAAACGGCGAATCGTTTTCACGGCTTCCCGTGTCCAGTTTTGAAACTCGCTAATCGTTATCAATGGCGATTGTCGGATATTGAGAAATGGGTCAACAAGATGCCTTATGCCTTTGATCATAAAGGCCAATCGTTTTCTCCCGACCAGTGCGTTTTTGGCGGTTCATTTATTTCTAACGTGAGGGTTAAAAAATGATCATTAAAGATTACTCAAACTTAGGCAATTACACAGCCCGAACGCTAAGTCTAGGCGATTATGACGGCGATGCTGGCCCGGTCACATTAAAAAGAGGACCATGGACTGTACTGACTACGGTCAGTATTGACTGGCACCAATGGGCGAATAAATTTTCAGCCATGAACGAAGATGGCGACATTGTGGCCGGCGACTTCGAGCACATGGTCATTGCTTCTGATCAGGCTGCACTTGACGATTTTTTGAAGTATTTCCCGTATGAGGAATGGGATTATGACGACATTTAAGTATGTTGATTTATTAAAAGTCATTGCTAATCACTACGGATTAGAAAACCAATGCAAAAAACTGACAGAAGAGATGGCAGAACTAACTGTCGCTGTTCATCATCTTAGAGACAGGCAGGGCGACAAGTACAAGATCGAATTTTGCGAGGAATTCGCAGATGTGATGATCTTAATGGAACAACTGGCACTTTTGATGCCAACTGAATATAAGGCACTTGTCGAAGAATACAAAATCTACAAGGTACAACGACAGGTTAGTCGAATTGACGAGGATAAAAAGAGATGTCAGAAGTAAGGTATATAAAAACCAGCTCTTTTCCGCCTCCGGTCTATCGTTTCGAATGGCCTAAACCGTTGACAAAGGAGCAAGCAAAGATTGTATTAAATCAGTTAGAAGAACTATTAAAAGATGTTGAAAACAATCCTGATGAATACATTTCTAATGAAGTTGAACTTGCGGTTACTCCTTATAGGCTGTTTGAGTGCAGGTCGGAAATTTGTATTCTCCCTTATAACGCATTTAAAGGTTATGTGAAAGATGCAATACTGTATTTTAAAGAACTTCACCCGGAGGTTTTAAAGTGAACTGGCAGCTAATTAAAAACGTCAATCCGCCGAAAGCAAAGGTGATTGAGCTTTATTTTGAGGAAGATGACAGCGTACGATTCGCCGAACGTAGCGAGGACGGAGAAAGTATTGACATCGCCGACACTTATTACGATGGTGAGATTTTAGGAAAAGATTACTTCATGTCATACGAGAGGTTTAAAAAGTACTACGGTGATAAAGTCTATTGGACGCTTTTTGTGAAGCCTTAAATGAAAACAATTACATTGACTGGTAACGATGTCGTGACTATTCGTAGAATGGTCATGGCATACCGAGATAAAAGAGAAACTGAGCTGGAACAAAGAATTGCCTACGGTGGCAAATATGCGGATCCGGAAATTAAGTACATACAAAGTTAAATCAAAGAAGCAAAGCGAATCATCAGGCTTTTGTTCAGAAAAGAGGCCGCATCGGATGCGATATGATTAAAAAGCTTACGTTAGTCAAGGACTTTTGCCATTATTTCCCAAAGACTAAGCAAAGAGTCTTTGAGTTTGATAGAGGGTGGAATACCTTAGTAGGTGATAATGGGACCGGCAAAACTACAATTTTGAATTGTCTTGATCGTTCAGGATGGACGGGACCCAAGTATCACAGGACAGCCTCTATAACCTA